GAGCTGCTCAAGCTCGAAGGTGCACGCATTGCGGCCAAGGCCTTGCATGACCAGGATCAGATCAGCAAGAAGCAGCTGATTGACCGTGAGATTGAGTTTGAAGAGCGGCGCCTGCAGATCCAGCTGGAGTTTCTGCGCCGCAAGCAAGACCTGCTGCCCGCCAATGACCTGGCGGGCCGTGCTGCCATCTCGGGTGAAATGTCGGTGGAGGGTTCGCGCAGCCAGAACACCCAGGCTACGCTTGGCGCTGACCGGGCCAAGGCCAGCGGTGGCATTGATGTGCAAGGCCTCACCGACTCAATGACCTCGTCCGTGGCAAATGGCTTTTCGGCCATGCTGACCAAGGCCAAGAGCTGGCAGGCTTCGATGCTGGACATCTACAAGTCCATTCGTGACGCGTTCATCAAGCAAGTAGTGACCGAGCCGCTGCAGGCTCAGCTGTCGGCATGGGCCAAGCAACTAGCCATGAAGCTGGGCTTCCTGGCGCAAGAGAACACGGCTCAAGCGGCATCCAGCGCGACGACTGCCGACACCAAGGTTGGCGAGGCTACCGCCGTGGCATCGGCCAATGCGGTAGAGGCGGGTGCAGCAGCTTCGCAAGCGTCTATCCCCTTTGCTGGGCCGGTGCTGGCCGTGGCCGCCATGGCCGCGATCTTCGGCGCGGTGATGGCCATGACCGGCTCCATGAAGTCAGCATCGCGCGGCTACGACATCCCCAGCGGCGTTAACCCGATGACGCAGCTGCACGAGGAGGAAATGGTTCTGCCAAAGGACATTGCCAACCCGCTGCGCAACATGGTCAACGGCCAGGGTCCGGCCACTGGTGAGGGCGGCCAAACTCAGGTGGTGCTCAAGGGTGCCAGCGCGGGTGAGTTCTTCATTGCGCACAGGTCCGAGCTGGTGAGCGTGCTCAAGGGCCTGCGGCGTGACTTCAGGGTGGGTACATGAGCAATCAAGTCTTCCCCGATCTGGCGGGTATCTCGTGGCCCATTGAGCGCGAGGCCATCTGGTCTACCGAGATCAAAGAGGCCTTGTCTGGCCGTGAGTACCGATCGGGCTACATGAGTGCCCCTCGGTACCGCTACTTCCTCAAGTGCGATGTGCTGTTTGATGAGCCCAGTGGCAGCGACCTGCACACCTTGATGGGCTTTTTCAACCAGCACCGGGGCCGTTTGTTCTCGTTCCGCTTTTGGGACCGTGATGACTGCAGCGTCACCGATGAGCAGTTCTATGTAGCCGATGGCACCACCAAGGACATTCAATTGACCCGAGCCCGTGGTGGCTTCGTCGAGCCGGTGTTTGAGATCAAGGGCACGCCAGTGATCAAGGCCAATGGTGTGGCCATCGGCAGCGGCTACACGCTTGCCGCTGGCCTGCTCTCGTTCGCCACGGCTCCAGCTCAAGGCACCGTGCTGCGCTGGACCGGTGAGTACTACTGGCGCATGCGCTTCAACACCGACACCCAGCGCTTCACACAGTTCCTGCGCCGGCTGTGGGAGACCAAAGCCATTGAGCTGATCACGACACGCACATGATTGACGTCACCACTGAGCTTGAGCAGCTGTTTGAGAGTGGCCTGCCGCTCAGCCGCTGTAACCTTTTCACGATCACGCTGCTGGGTGGCACGGTGCTGCGCTACACCGATAGCGACATGGCGGTGCCATACGGCGCCCATGTGTGGCGCCCTGGCCCCTTGCTCACACGCTCTGAGGTGACCACCACCACGACGGTGCAGGTGGTCGACATGAGCATCACCGTCAGCGCGGGGCCTGAGGTCACGGTCAGTGATGTGCCGTTGATCGAGTACATCGCATCCGGTGGGCTCGATGATGCGACCGTGCTGGTCGAGCAAGCGTTTGCTGGTGAGGGGGGCACCAAGCCCGTGGGCACAGTGCATGTGTTTGCTGGCCGCGTGTGCGAGATCGGCGGCAGCGGCTACGAAAAAACGCTGACGGTGCGCTCGGCCAATGAGGCCTTGAACCTCATGATCCCGCGAGATGTTTATCAGCCGTTGTGCCGCAATGCCCTGTTTGATGGCGTGTGCGGCCTGGCCAAGTCGGCCTACCTTGTGGATGCCGCCACGACCGAGGCTGGCGATGCTGCTGGCCTGACGCTGCACCATGCATTGACCGCGGGGCTTGGCTACTACGTGCGCGGGCGGGTGACGATCACTTCGGGCCCGAACAGCGGGATCACACGCAGCGTGCGGGCGCACACGGCCAGTGCACTTGAGTTCATGCAGCCTTTCCCGTTCCCGGTGGGCGCTGGCGTGAGCTTCCTGGCGTGGCCTGGGTGCGATCGCCACGTTGACACCTGCAGCAGCAAGTTCAACAACCGCTTGCGCTTCCGTGCTGAGCCGTGGATTCCCACGCCGGAGACCGTGACGTGACGCCCCGCGAAGCCGTGGTGGCCGAAGCCCTGAGCTGGCTTGGCACGCCTTACCACTCGCACGCCCGAGTCAAAGGTCAGGGCGTGGACTGCGTGCAGCTGCTGGTGGCTGCGTATGCCGTCGTTGGCATTGAGCACCCTCTGGGTGGGCCGGTGGACTACGTCAGTGACTGGCACATGCACAAGTCCGAAGAGCTCTACCTGCAGGGCATTGGCGAAGCTGGCGGCATACAGGTGGCTGAGCCCCAAGCGGGTGACGCCATGCTGATCCGCTACGGGCACACGTATTCGCATGCGGGCATCGTCGTGGAGCCTGGCCTGCTCGTCCATGCCTACCTGCGGCGTGGCGTGATCCTCACGCGCTTTGACGAGGACCCGCTGCTCAAGCGCGACAAGCCGCGGCCACATCTGTTTTTTACATTGCAAGGGCTCCAGGCATGAGCGGCTCCACCATCAGCACCAGCGCGACCAAGCTCGAAGCGCTGCAGTTGCAATCGTCGGCCTACGGGGTGACTGTGGCCAAGGGCTATGGCCTGTACAAGACCAGCGGCAACTTGCTGGACCACCAAGGCTTCAAGGCCATCTCGCACACCGACAGCCAGGAAGCGGGCAAGGGCGGTGGCACGACGATGGAGAACACCACCTACACCTACACCGCATCGGTGCTCATGGCCATTGGCCACGGCACAGTGACTGCTGTGCGGCGAGTGTGGCGCGGCAAGGAATCCTTCGGCGCCTTGTCTGACATTGGCTTGAGCTTCTTTGCCGGGGCCATTGGTCAAAGCCCATGGGCAGCCATGGCCAGCATCAACGCATCGCACAGCCTTGGCTATTCAGGCTTGGCTTACGTGGCGGGGCAGGACTACAACCTGGGGGATGCGGCCAGCCTGGCCAACCATAACTTTGAGGTGCAGGATCAGTTTGCCTACACCGTGTCCAGCAGTATTCCCGATGCGAACATGGCCGATGTGGTGGGGGACATCTTGCCCAACAACCGCTATGGCGCAGGCTTCACGGGCGAGCTATCACTGGCGAGCTACTCGACCTACTGCCGCGCTGCTGGCCTGCTCATGAGCCCTGTGTTCAGCGAGCAATCACAGGCAGCGGAGATGCTGCGCAAAGTGGCCGAGCTGACGAACACGGCCATAGTGTGGAGCGATAACAAGCTCAAGCTGATCCCCTATGCCGAGACCGAGGTCAGTGGCAATGGCGTGACCTTCACGCCCGACACACAGGTGCGCTACGACCTGACCATCGAGCACTTTTGCGACAAAGAAACGCCGATCAAGCAGGCCCGCTTGACGACATCTGACCGCTTCAACCACTACCGTGTCGAGTTCAAGAACCGGGCTAATGACTACGCCCCCGAGATCGCCGAAGACAAGGACGATGTTGACATTGAGGTCAAAGGGCACCGGCCTGCTGACGTGATCCAGGCGCACTGGATCTGCGATGCGGCGGTGGCTCAGCGTGTGGCGGGCTTGCTGCTCAAGCGCTCGCTGTACATCCTCAACCGCTGGACCTTCGAGCTGCCGTGGCACTTTTGCCGCTTGGAGCCCATGGACATCGTGACCTTGACTGACCCGCTGCAGGGCCTCAACAAGAAGGCGGTGCGCATTGTTGAAAAGTCCGAGAGCGGTGATCAGCTGGTGTTCGTGGCCGAGGACTTCCTGGCCGGCACCAAGGCTGCTACGGCCAGCGTCGGCGCCACGGGTGGCGGTGTGCCGGTGGACTTCAATGCTGACCCAGGCAGTGTGCTGGACCCTGTGTTTTTTGAAGGCCCTGTGGAGCTGAGCAGCACCGGCCTTGAGGTGATGGTGGCTGTGAATGGCCACACCGAAGACTGGGGCGGCTGCGATGTGTGGGCCTCCAACGACGGCACCAACTACAAGCGCATCACGACCCTGTTCGGTGGCTCCCGCTACGGCACGCTCACCAATACCCTGGCGGCCGCACCAGGTGGGGCCTTGAGCATGCAGCTGCTGGGCAACCCGGGCCAGTTGCAAAGTGGCAGCCAGCTTGACAGTGAGCGCCTGACCACGCTGTGCTGGGTGAAGGGCACCGTGGCAGGCGCCAAGGGTGAATACCTTGCCTACCAAACAGCCACGCTCACGGGCAGCGGCCAATACACCCTGACTGGCTTGACCCGTGGGGGCTACGGCAGCGACCAGGGCAGCAAGGACTCTGGCTCTGTGTTCGTGCGCGTGGACGGCGCAGTGGCCAAAAGCGGCGCGCTGCCGCTGGACATGATTGGCCGGCAGCTGTACTTCAAGTTCACGTCATTCAACCGCACAGGCGGCGCCAAGCAAACGCTGGATGAGTGCAGCGAATACCTCTACACCGTGACCGGTGAGATGGTGGCGCTGCCCCCAGCTGCGATCACGTCCATGTCAGCGGCCTCGCGTGTGTTTGGCATTGACCTGTCGTGGGTGGTGCCCGCCAGGGCCTCGCGCATCAGGGCTACTGAGGTGTGGGTGGCCACGAGCAACAGCCGCACGGCAGCCACGCTGCTGGGTGAGTTCGCCTACCCCCAGTCTGCGCACCAGATGACTGCCATGGCGCCAGGCGCCACCCGCTGGTTCTGGGCGCGGCTGGTGGACATCTACGGCAACTATGGCGCCTGGTATCCCTCCAGCCCATCGGCAGGCGTGCCGGGTGGGTCGAGCAGCGATGCAACCGAGATCCTTGACTACCTCTCGGGCAAGATAGGTTTGACGCAGCTGAGCACCGAATTGCAGGCGGGCATGCAAGGCGTGATCGATGTGGGTGCGATCACCACCAGCCTGGCCAGCATGTACACGATCAAAACCTCACTGACCGTGGATGGCCGCTTGTACATGGCTGGGCTTGGCGTCGGGGTCGAGAACACCGAGGGGGTGGTGGAGAGCCAGGTGCTGGTTGCCGCTGACCGGTTTGCGGTGATTGACCCCTTGTCGCAAAACGTGACAATACCTTTTTTGGTGGATGACGGTGTTGCATATATCAACAACGCATTCATTGGTGACGGCACGATTACCAATGCAAAAATTGGGAATGTGATCGCATCCACAAACTATGACCCTGTTGCGGGAACTGGGTGGAGCCTGGATAAAAGCGGCTATCTGTTTCTGACGAATATCAATGCTGGCGCCATTGATGTGAGGAAGCTGGCCGGCACCACAGCCATTTTTGATACGCCGGGCACATACACATTTGTCGTGCCAGAAGGATTTGACAAATTGCAGGTTACCGTCAAGGGTGGGGGTGGTGGTGCTGGCGGCGGGAGAAATACAGGCGCGGCAGGCTATTACACAT